CAACAAGTAGTTAAGATAATCTTGAACTCGATTGGCTTGCTTCTCCTTGTCTGTGCTTATAGCGCCAACAACAGATGTCTTGACTGGGCCGCTGGCAGGGAAAAGCTCTTGTATAGCCTGAGATTGGAATTTTATTACTGACTCAGTCAGTAGTGGGTGGAATACGCCACAAGCGCCATCCCAAGGGGTAGTTCTGTTTTCGTGCTTTAGGCCTAGAAGATCCAAGCCTTCCACATAGGTTCTTTCCCAGTCAGCACGACTTTCTTTGTCAGACTTAAAAGCGCCAACAAGATCCGAAGCAAGGCCGTACAACTCCCTGTCTTCGATGTACTCTGCAAGGTTAGCGTCATGAGGGATTTCCCCATCAACACCAGTGTCAGCATTAAACTCAAAGATCATGCCACCATCTTCTGTCTCAATAGAAACAGCCTCTGGGTTTACAATCTCAATCTCTAAGTCAGGCTCACCACCCTCGCCAGCAGAGAATAAGCCGTTTGGGGATTCTAATGGGCGCTCGATTGACATCTAACCGTTCTTTGTGAATTTCTGAGTTCTAGCCGCGCCAGAACCTCTAGCTACACCGCCGCCTTCCATGCGAGCTATTTTCGCAACACCGCCGTTAGCGTACATCTTAGATCCCATTCGCATTTTGTTTGGCATCATGCCACCTTTCTGTGCGAGAAACGCAGGAACCATTTTGCCGTCTTTTTCAGTCATAGGCATTTTATCTGTTTTGCCGCCGCCAGCGTAGCCTTTGGATTTCATTTTGGTCTTGCCGCCAGCCATATAACCTTTAGATTTCTTCATCAGAATCCTCTGCGTATAAATTGTCAAAAATTCTATTAACGTCTAACGTGTAATCTAGGTCAGACTTACTGTAATGTATTTGTTGAGATGGCCTAAAATCAGGCGCTCCTTCCCCAGTCTCAAACCAAGCCGGATGGGTAACCCTAACACGGTTATTCGGCAACGCCACGATATTACCCGTGTAAGGGCCAGCATTCAACAATTCCATCACATGGCTCTGCTTGTGCTGAGCAGGATCATCAGCTATCTCGTTGTCAGTGTAGTCCACTGTGAACATATACTTTGCAGGGTAAAACTCCCCATCAATCTTGGCAAGCCAAGGGCAAGGCGATGCTCGTTCCAGTACATATACCGAATGTTCCCTAGAACTGCAATCCCAAGGTTGTGCCGCATATACAGGCATTGGAACAGGCCATTCCTCAAAAGGGGTGTCAGCGACTAAAGCGGTTATTGGCATCCTAGCCCACATAGCGCCACCATGAACATTAGGCTCATCAGTGTCGTAGGTTTCTGCGCCTGTAAATATTAGCTGAAAGCTAAGGCATCTCTTTGGCATTGTAGTAACGGCTATTGCCATTGCGTGGACAAACTCACCATGATATTTCTGGTGGTTGTGTGTGTATTCTTTTCTGACCCAGCACTTAAAGTAAGGAATATTACTCTGCAAAAACGCCATTAACTAACATCTCCATAAAAAGTTTCTTCCCACTTCTTGTGCCGTTTGATTGGCTCTTTGAAGTACGGCAGGAACCTAGCCATGTAAACCACAAGATGATTTATCCAACTCAGTGGTCTAGGCAACGGTCTCATATAATCTAAGAATAACACCACACGGGTGTTATCCGTCATATTAACTGCGAAGTGTTCGTAGGTATCATCGAACACAACAACCTCACCTTCCTTCCACTTGTACTCTTCTTTGTTCACAAGCAGAGAGCATCCCTTGCCATCAGTGGGAACCTTGATCCCAAGGTGCATTCTAAGAACGCCACACCACGGGCCTTCATGAGGCATAAGCATTTTCTTCGGGCCTATGACTGAGAAGTAGGCAGATACAATGTTTTTCTCTGCATCAAGGATCTTCATGGTCTCAGGGAACTCTAGACAGTTCCGATCAAACCGTATCTTGCCTGCCTTCAAGAAGAACATCTTCCACTTGTCATCGTTAGATATCCTAACTTGATCTGGGCTTATGTCTTGGAACGGAGCGAACTCATGGACGCGAGAGCTTATCTTGTCAAACTCAGCCTTAATGGCTGGGTAGTTATTTTCCAGAACGGCTGTGACAGGGAACTCACCTTTATCAAAGTAAGCTTTGTTCCCCGCAATTGAGAATTTGCGAAAGATAGGCCGCATTATTTTTTCGATAACCCAGCCATTTACTTCAACAGTCATAACTTAAATAAGCCTAGATCGTCCTCCAGCTTTAAGCTCTTGCGGAACCTTGACGGGACTTGATGTAGCTATCTCTTCAATAGGCATAGGCGCTCTTATAGGTTGCTCCACAGGCGTAGGCCCACGGCTTATTGCCTCTTCTTGAGCCGCAGCTACCTTTCTTGCCTCCATCTCGGCAAACTCTTCTGGGAACATTTCGTACAAAAAGTCAGACTCAAAAGTCTTTAAAGCTGCTTGAAACTTTTCTGGGTCATCGTAATAACCCTCATCAACGTCCTGTGAGTACGACCTCACAACTGGATTCATTTGAGGGGCTACTGTTTTTTCACCTCTAGCCTCTGACATCTGCCTTGCTACATTAGCAAAAGCTTTTTTCATTTCTTTTTGATTCATTAGTAATAATTTGCCGTTTTGGGGTAGAAGGGTTCGTCTTCTTCGTCTGAGTGTAGCCTCAAGAAGCCACCTTGACGGAATCTAAGCAGTGCCTGAGTAGAGGAGTCAACAAGGTCATCGTGTTCACCAGCAGGGAACGAAGCAAACTCTTCAATAACTTCCTCTGCAAACCTTGTACCAGGAGCCCACACAATGCCCGATGCGAACAAATCGGCAACTGCATTCACACGGGCAATTTTATCGTTGCCTCTAGATGGGGTGTATTCCCCAACTGGGATGCCCATTGCCCGTAACTCAAATATCAGCGGGATTCCGGCAGCCTTGGCTTCAACTATACATGCATCCGGCTGCCAGTCGTTATAGAACTCTAGCGCAGTCTTCTTTAGCTCTGGGAACTCAAGGCGCTCCTTATAGGCATCCAGCAGGATGATGTTGGTTTGAAACACGCCAGTATCATCCGGCTTGTGGAATACACCCCAAGTGGTGCAGGCCGAGAAGTCAGAACGTTGTGTTTTAAGAAAAGCGGTGTCCCAAGACTGGATGATGAACTCACAAGGAGGGGGTCTATCGTCATCCCATTGTTTCCACCACTCCCTCTTAACAAGCGCACCGGCCTCTGAAGACGGATCTTGCTGATACTGGGCATTCCATTTCGGTGCCGGTAGTTCGTTCCGTAGAGAAGTTAGTTCCTCTAAAGACCAGAACTCAGGCCATAACGCCTTCCCTGAAGGCATAATGGCAGGGAACTCAATTATTTCCCAGTCATCTGTTCCGGCGCGTTGCATCGAAGACTTCATGATCTGGCCTGTAAGATCTCGCTTGTGCCACCTAGTCATAACCAAGATGATTGCACCACCAGGCTGCAAACGCTGCCGTGGCCCTGATGTGTACCACTCATAAACCTTATCAAATACTGCGGGATCTGCGCTCTGCCCCTCTTGTTCCGAATGAGGATCATCAATGATCAACAGATCAGCACCTTTACCCGTTACACCACCGCCAACACCGATAGCGAAGTACTCGCCGTTCTTGTTGGTACTCCAGCGGCCTGCGGCTTTAGAGTCGCCTCTAAGAGCGACATCAGGGAATATAGTCTTGTAATCCTCACTGCCCACAAGGTTACGAACCTTTCTACCAAAGCCAACAGCTAAGTCGGAGGTGTGAGAAGCCTGAATAACTTTCTTTTCGGGGAACATGCCCATAAACCAGGCAGGAAGGATATATGACGCAAACTCAGACTTAGTGTGCCGAGGCGGCATATTGATGATTAAACGCTTGAGTTCACCTTTAGCTACACGCTCAAAAGCATTCGCCATGATCTTGTGATGACGGCCCTGTATAAACGCAGGCCATACGAAGTTAACAAAACCCATAAACTCAGAACGAGCACGCTCTTTCTTTTCTGTGGTTTCAAGGTCATCAAGCAGCGAGAGGATCTCTTTCTGCTCTTCTAAAGGAAGTTCCGGTAAAGACCGTAGTAACTCTGGGTCTATTCTTTTTGACATAAATTCCCACAGAGAACGTTCTCTAAGAGAACGTTATAGTTTATAGCTATCTAGCCCGACCCAAAGGAGGGCTTTAGAAGGTTAGTACGTTATCAGATGACGTTCTTAAATAACGTTCTCAAATGACGTTCTTAACAGCTAAAGCTGATTATAAGAGGATGCCGCTGACTTCAAGTGATGTCAACAAAAAGCCAATTTTTTTTGCGAAATTTTTTTAGCGATTTTTTACGGAACTATTCCTACAACAAAAGGCAGTCGGCGTGGTTCGTGGTCTGCCTCTGAAGTCAAAAATAAGCCATTTGTTTGAGCATTTCACTATGTATATATGACGGGTACATTGCAGGCTATAGGGGGGGTGGGGGGTCGAACCCCAGGGCTCCTGACAGCTTGGTTAAGCCACGACTAACGACCAGCTTGTGATGCGACTAACGATCCCATTGGTATGCGACTAACACGAATCATGTACTGCGACTAACGGCTAGTGTAAGTCCGACCCCTCTCTATCACTGTTTGCATTAGCTTGGGCCAGCCTTCGCTCGATCTCGGCGGCTACGTCATCGGCGGTTCTATCGTCGGTTGTCTGCTCCAGCTTGTCGGTGAACAGTGCGACACTGCGACCTAACAATTGTGCAGCCGTCAGCATTTGCTGAGTCGGTTCGTCGCCGGTTGTAGGATCTAGTCCATCAGTTACCCAAGCCCTAAGCTTGCTGACCACTAATTCTCTGTCCGTGACCGCTTTGCGAGCTAATGCCCTACCTTTCTGCTCTGTTAACGCCTCAACCCTATGGGTAACAGCAGGGTTGCGTGCCAACTTGCTGGCCTCAGTCTGAATGGTGGAAGCCTTACCACGGCTACTGTAAGCCTCCCGATAAGCATCAGCGTATGTGCTGCCCCCACTGACCAACTGGCAGAACCGTTCCTGCTTGGGTGTTAACTTCGCCATCGTCTGGTGATCCTTCTAAAACCGCCATTGTCCACTGGCAGCCTTGAGCGCCGCAAACCCGCGACCC